GACCACGCGATCTTTGATGAGGAGCGCCGGGCCGTGAGTGCGCTGATCGAGAAGGAGTCGGAGAAGGAGAGTTCTATCGCAATGTCCGATGTGCTGATGAGTTTTGAGTAAAGTAAAGTAGAACCCAGTTTTGGGACCTGCTTTAGTTTTGAAAATTGTAATTAAAAATTAGGGTTGAACAATCCTGTTTTTTAGTTTAGTTGCTGTACGCTAGACCGCCCATACCGGACATCACGCGCAGGATGTTGTAGTTAACGGCGTAGACGCGTACGTCCCACGTCTTATCCGCATCCGCATCAACGGTAACTGCTCCGCTCATATTAATCACAATCGTAGCCGTATCAATGCGGGAGAAGTTGCAGGTTCCGGACGGCTGGTGCTCCTCGGGGCGCAGAGCGAACGAGTACGAGTAAATACCGGGCTGGTGAACGGGTAAGCTCGTAGCCGTCTGGACCGTGGCATTCAGACCGGTGTGGTGCTGGAACGACTGAACCGAACTGAAGTAGTCGCCGTACCGGCGGTCCATACGGTCCTGGCCGTTGATCTGGAGGTGCTGCTCGTACACTGCATCCTGATCGTACGTGTAGGGCTGTAGACGAGTACCACTGAACCGCTTGGAGATAGCGCAGTTGGTGTAAGACGTAGGCTGTACTACCCATACCAGCTCCTTGACAGGGTGGTTGAAGGTCAGATCAATACGGTTATTGTACGACGAAATACCCTTATCCTCGTTGTACTGCGTCTGCTCGATCAGGTACTCGTGCGAGTTCTGCGCCATCCGTCGGCGCTCCTCGGTATCAAGGTAGATGTAGTCAATGTACACCGCGGCCTGAATGGGCTGCTTCAGTGTCTTCGCGTTATTGAAGTTACCGGCAATAAACTTGGCATCGTTCCACTCGATGTTGAGCTTGACTTCGTGGTACTGCAGGGCAATGAGCGGGAGCGCAGCGCCGGGGTTGCGGGTGTAGAAGAAGTTGAGCGGGATGTACAGAATGTTCGGTAGGGACTGATTGCCCGAGTTGCCAGCTCCGCTATTGCAAGAACTTGGCTCGGTGTACGTCAGCGTCGTAGCAATAGTGCCTAACGCCGCGGTAGTTACAGCGCCTCCAGAGGTGGCGGCGACGAACAAATTATCGCTGTACGCCTGGACTACAGGGCCCGTTGCTGCCCCAGGACCGCCGCCGACCATGTTCCACAGCTTCTTGGACGTCGTCAGGTCGCTGGACAGGGCGTCCCACAGATACAGCCACTCGCCGTACAGACGATCAATGAGCTGTCCGCCAATATCCAGCTCGACGTAGTTCAGGAGATTGTAACCTAGACGGCCCTGGTCGTTGTTGAATACTCCCGTCGGCATAACAACCTCGATGTAGGTGGAGTACAGCAGGTCAGCGTGACGACCGATGATTGCCGAGTGCTTGACGCCCCACGCAGCCTGGCCGGTCAGATTAATGCGGAACGGCTCCATCGCGAAGTTCGTGTGACGCTTGAACAGGCCCTTCCAGAAGGTGATCTGGGGATTGCCGGTGATGTATGCGTCTTGGGCGCCGTAGGCTACAAGCTGAAGTAATCCGCCGCCCATTTGGTATTTATATGTTAGTTATACTCTTTTTTGCGAGAACCTACTTGCGACTATGGCGCGAACGGCGACGACGACTACGACCTCCGCGAATGTCCTGCGTGGGTACTACTGAACCGTAAGCATCCTTACCCTGAACGGCCAGAGGAGGAGACTTGGTTCCGTCCGGAGGGAGGGCGTTCTTATTATCCACATCCGGTGGCGTAAGCTCGTGGGCGCTTCCACCACGAGCCTTATAAGTCTTTTTGGCAGCTTTTAGAACTGCGCCAAAAGGCTTACCTTTGTTTTTCTTGAGCTTCAGGGTTTTACGAACGTGAACTAACCACTTGTTCGCCATTTATTCTAGTGTACGAAGAAGAAGTGTTTACTTGCGGGAGCGACGGGTCTTGCGTCCAGTCTTACGGCCACGGCGACGGCGACCGGCAGCGGGGGTCTCGCCCGACGCGGGCGGGGGAGGAGTCATCTCATCCTTCTTCTCCTCCTTCTTCTCCTCCTCATCAGACGAAGAGCCCTCACCGTCACCGACACCACCGCCCTTCTTGCTCTTGGAGTAGGTCTTCTTGGCTGCGAGGATGACCTTCTTCAGGCCGTCACCCTTCTTGTACTGGCCACTGCTCTTCATCCGCTTCATCGTCTTCTTGACGTGTACGAGCCACTTGTTCGCCATTTTTATTTTAACGCAAGGAATTGTTTCGTCTGCGTCTTTTAGACTGAACGTCTTTTAGACGGTGACGTTGTAAATCGGAGATGCCTTTTGCATAGGCTGGAAGGATACTGATGGGTCGGGGAGTACAGGCTGTTTGTAAGTCTCGGGCTTGAGGGCGCGCAGACCTTCGGGTTTCAGGACGGTACTGCGTTCCTGGAACTCCCCGATATAAACTTCCATCGCACTATCCACCGATCCGTAATTCATCAGGTTCCACTGGCATCCGTAAGTCAGTAAGATTTGCGCATTCTTGTTAACTAAATCACCTTCAAGGTCAGGCACTACCATCGTGATATTATTACGATTGAACTTGATGAGTTCGTCGCTGTCGTTGGTCTGGGCAGCTTGGGTATAGGTCAGACGACGCAAGTTAGAAGTTCCCCACGATAAGTTGACGAGCTCCTCCATCATCGTACCCTTCACCTCGGTTCCCGACACAATAAGCAGTTTGGATTGGAGGTTACATATAGGCTCAATGGCCACGTTCTTTCGCTGGTACCCGAACGATACATCCAAGAGATAGCGTGCGCACGAGCTTTTTAGAACTTCGGCACAGGCGTTGAATACGTTAGTGTTAGTGGTATGAAACACCAAACTTAAAATGAAAGGATCGGTTCCTACAGGGCAGGCCACAGTATTAAAAGCATTGTTGGCAATAGCCACGCAACAAGCTCCGAACGAAACGGTATTGTAAGCATAGTCCGTACCTAATTTCTGATTCTTCAGTCCAACTACGGGACTACCGTTTCCGTCGTCGTAAATATCCAATTCAACCAGACGAGGTCCGGCTTTTACCAACATAGAAATCACGCCGTCGGAAATGTAGTCGTAAACTTTTGAGCCGGGGAACAGCGAGTAAGCCGATGAAGCCAAATAGTAGTCGCACAATCGGTGCGCTGGTGTTGTCGGACAGCCTAGTGGAGCCAAGGCCATAACCGAGTTATAAGCGTTGAACGTAGGTTCGGCCACCGCCTGTGCCCTGGCTTCGGATGGCGTCACAACAACGTAAAATACAAAACCTACTAGAAGTAGTAGCAGGACGGGAATCACAAGTACAAGGGCGAACCCGTAGCCTTCCATTACTATCTATTCCACGAATTAAAGGCGGCAAAAAAAGTATAAACAAGTATCACTATCCCCAAAACTGCGAACCCGAAATACGTATACTGTTTGCCAGTCATTTATACTTTAAACATTAATCCACGAAAGCCTCTTACTACTTGGTCAGGGATTCGGGATTTCATCGGACTGCCAATTAGACAGCACAGGTGAAAGTACAAACAGTACATTCCGCACTCGGAATCTTGGTACTGGTGCCGAGTCTTGTTATACGTTACCTTCATCGGTTTCTGGTGTACTTTCGTAGCGTCCCAAGATTCCGACCACCGTTTCATCAGAGCCACGATTTCTTTCTCGGGCTTTTCGGCATAAGAGTCAAAATAGGTTATGCGCGGAAACTCCAGTTCGGGCCGAATATCGCAAAATAGGGCAATCCAGTGTTCTCCGGGTCCAGAGCTGGTATCGGTATTAAACACTATCCCGATTTGCCGGTAGCCTTTATTGTAGACTGCCTTGATATCAAGCGAACACAGCGAATCAACTAAACACTTGCCCGTATCCGATTTGGCTCCGAAATCTATGGGCACCGTTCCAACGTAAAAATAGTCGGGAAACACCTTTTGGTACTGTTTTTCAACCGCGTCAATATCGGTGGAAGACAACCATTCTTCGGGATTTGAGCGCCAAGAATCCGGAGCCTTGGGTTTGGAAAGGAGGGAGGTTATAATACATTCCGCCGAATTATCGCACTTTTCGTGTAGACGCGACTGGATACTTTTCCAAACTCGGTCCGGTTCTCCGGCCTTAATCGTAGTTCTGGGGTTCTCTTTATTGAAGACTCGACGCAGGTTTTCAACTTCCTTCGCGTTGAAGTACATTGTATTGAAAACGGATATTCTTCTACAACCGATATAGTGGTAAAAAATGGAAGATCTGAAGCGTTGTATCAAGCAGTACCGCGAGGTTGATGACCAGCTACGTGAACTCAATCGCCAGGTATACTGGAAGCGGGATATGCGCAAGCTGGTAGAGAGCGAAATTGCCGAGATTATCAAGGCTCCGGAGTTCCAGAATTTCAAGAAGGTTAAGGTTGAAGAGGATGGATCTACCATTACTATCAAGCGTCCCAACGAATGGACGAAACCTTGGTCTCTTTCGCAGAAGGAGCTCAAGGAACTACTGAACCAGTACTTTGCGGTTTCCAACAATATTAATGCCGATGAACTGTTCAAGTACATCATCGAGACCAAGAAGCAGGCCCTGGTTTCTGGCGATTACAGTATCAGCCGTACCGTTCCAGGTGAGAACGAGGATTAATATCTGTATTATGAATAATGTCGCTGTTTGCCAAGTTACAAGACGTGGCTGCTAAAAGCGCGCGAGATGCGGCGATGTCGCAAATACCAACCCTAGTTGAAAATTATAGTGAACAACTAGG